CTACTGGGCCCTGGCGGGGCTCAACGGTGGAACGGTCGGCCGCTGCCGCTACGACCAGTTCCTGGTGTCGGATAATTTCATCCCCATCCCGCCGGAGGTGCTGGCCTCCGATGGTTCCCGCCGCGGATCGGCCTGGACCGAGTTCGCCGAGGCCCACCAGGGACAGATCAGCCTGCGCGAGCAGGAGTTCGCCCCGCTGGCCGAGATGGTCGCCTCCGTCAAGGCGCACAAGTTCGCCGCGCGGGTGCTGTTCGAAACGCCGGGCCGCAATGAGTTGAAACTGCGCTGGAAGGATGCGGGCACGGGCCTCTCTCTCCGCTGCATGATCGACGCGCCACGGCTGGCAGGCGACTGTGACGCGCCGATCATCGCGGACGTGAAGACGATGGCGAGGATGCCAACCCCCAAGCTGTTTTCGAAAATCGCCTGGGACCACGGGTACGCCCGCCAGGCCGAGTTCTACCGCGACGCCATCGCCGCTCTCACCGGCGATCGACCGCCGTTTTGCTTTATCGTGGCGCTCAAGGCGCCCCCTTACACTTGCCGCGTCTTCGAACTGTCGGAGGCGTACGCCGAGGAAGCCCGCCGGCAGAATCGGCACGATCTCGAACGGTTCGCCGACGCCAAGGCCACCGACACCTGGCGGGACGATGACGGCGCGGTCCTCACCGTCGATCAGCCCGACTGGACCGCTCACACCCCAAGCTGGGAGATCCCGTCTCCCTGAAAGGAATGCCATGACCACCGCCACCGCTCCCGCACCGACCGCGCCCGCCCCCGCCAAGCCGAAAGGCGTTCTCATCAAACCGTGTCGGTTGCCGTTCCCCGCAGCCGCCGAGACGTACGGAATCTCCGTCGAGAATTGGCGGGTGCTGGTCGATGCCATCTACCCCAACGCCAGCAGCATGGAGTCGATCATCCTGGCCGCGGCCTACTGCCGCAACCGCAACCTCGACATCATGAAGCGCGTCGTTCACATCGTCCCCATCTACAGCAAAGCCCAGGGCTGCTACGTCGATACGGTCTGGCCGGGGATCGCCGAGATCCGGATCACCGCCCACCGCACCCACGACTACGCCGGCCACGATGAGATGGTCTTCGGTCCCGATACGACGATGCGGCTGGGGGAGGTCCTGATGACCTTCCCGGAGTATTGCCAACTCACGGTCTACCGGCTGGTGGGGGGGATGCGCTGCCCGTTCCCTGGTCCGCGGGTCCGCTGGCTGGAAACGTACGCCACGGTCAAGCGCGACAGCGAAGCGCCGAATGAAATGTGGACGAACCGCCCCTACGGGCAACTGGAGAAGTGCGCGGAAGCGGCGGCCTTGCGCGCGGCCTTCCCCGAAGAACTGGGGAATGAATACGCCGCCGAAGAGGTCGAGGGCCGAACCTTCAATATGGGTTCGATCATCGACATCGAGAAGGAGACCGTGCCGCACAAGACGGCGAGCAAGGTCCGCCGCTCCACGCTCAACGATCGGGACAAGCCGACCGAGCAGGCACCCGAGACCACCGTCCCCGATGTGCCCGAGTTCCACGACGAGCCCCTGCCGCAGCAGTTTCCCGAGACGCCGCCCGACGACGCCGGCCCTGACGAGGAACGGCATCCCGGCGAAGATGAGCCGATGGAAGAGGCACCCGTCGGCCCCGAGCAGGCGCTCTCCCCGGTGGCGCTGGCGATCGAGGAAAAGCTCCACGATCCCAACATCAACCGGGAAGGCAACGCGCACTGGATGCAGGAGATCAGCGCAGCCAAGCTGACGCCCGACGAACGGAAGCATCTGAACGCCATCGCGCAGGAAAACTCCCGCCGGCTGAAAGGCAAAAAATGAGCATCGACCCGTTCGCTGGCAAGCCGTGGAAGCACATCCACGATCCCGAGGAATTCGAGCCCACCGGCATCGGCTTCGGGAGGGACAACGACGGACGCCATGCCCTGGTGTTCAAGTCGGGAGATGAGATGCTGGTTGTCCCGATCAAAAACAAAAGGATGCTCGAAATGGTTGACCAGGCGGTCGCCAATATTCGCGCCCTGTGGGCCCAGCGGGAGGAGCGGAACTGATGACCGAGCGCCGCTGCAAACTCTGCTCGAAGGCTTTTCAGCCAATCCGCGGGGTGATGGTGTACTGCTCCGCCCGCTGTCGTGTGCAGGTCAAATACCGTAAGGACCGCGAAAGGCGCGCCCCAACTCTTCGGCATTGTCAATCCCCGGAGTGCCACCACTTTTTCTTTGGATTCGGAAAGCACCGGTACTGCTCGCGCAGGTGCCAACACCGAGAGCAAGCCCGGAGAACTCATCCGTACCAACTCAAGCATTGTCGCTGCCCGGATTGCCAGAACTTTTTCGCGGGGACTCCCAGGCATCGCTACTGTTCTCCCGAGTGCCGCCGACGAATGGGGACTGTCTTCGCTTCGACAGCACAGCGGCAGCGCAACCTGGAATCCGCGAGACGATACCGGCTTCGACGCTTTCCGCCCGTCTTTCGGGAACTGCGTCAATTGACGACCCTCTTAAAAAATGAATTACGCATCGAGAACAACCGGCCCCGGCGGATCGACGAATGAGACTCTGGCAAACATCCACTCTGCGTAAAGCCGTGGCACAGACCGAAAACTACTGCCAGCGCTGCGGGAAGGCTTTTCGATATAAGGGGAAGGGCCCCCGATCGCTGTTCTGCTCCAGCATTTGTCACGGGAGGTGGTGGTATTACAAGAACAGGAAGCTCTCCACCGGCCATCTGCTCCATTGCCGAGACGAACACTGCCACAATTTTTTCGTGGGCCGGGCCACCCGCTGGTACTGCTCACAAGAATGTCTGGTACGCAGCCGAAGCGCTCGATGGCGGCGCAGACACCGGGACCCCGATCGACGGACGACCTGTCGGCGTTGCTCGAAGCCCCTCACCGGGCGGCAACGAGTCTTCTGCTCAATCTTCTGTGGTGCCAAAGTGCATAATGGCCAGCGCCCGCACGCCCCGCCAGAACTGCTGCACTGCGCCCATCCCGACTGCCAGAACTTTTTCGTTCGACGGAGCACCGCTCAGTATTGCTCTAAATTCTGCACGACCAGGGCCATGTATTTGAAAGGGCGACGGCGCTTCTTCGCGCAGTTTCCCGCCGAGGTTGTGGAAGTGTTTAAGCTGACCAGCATTCTCAGAAAGGAGCTTGGCTATGGCCTCCGGCCGAAAAAAACAAAATTCGAGTATGAACGGGACTATGAACAGCGAAATCAGAAACACCAGCGACCTGCGGAAAATCTTGACACAGACCATTGAAGGGGTGCGCGCGGGCACCATCCAGCCATCGGCCGCGAACTCGATCGCCGGCCTCTCCACCAAAATCCTGCAGTCGGCGCGACTGGATCTGGACTTCATGCGGTTCAACCGCGAATCCGGGAAGAAGATCGAGAACCAGACTCCCGAGCCCCTGAAACTGACATGACCGAGCCCCAGGAACGAATCGGCGGCTGCACCCATTGCCACGCTGACCGTGCGCACCGCCGCGGCGACCGCACGGTACGGTTTGAGTGCGGTTCGTACGTCGGGCCCCAGGGCATTGTGCAATCCCCCGAGTGCAAGCTGGCCGTCGCCTACGGCGGCTGGCAACATTACCAGGCAGCGCAGAATGTCTGACGATCGAACTAAGGCGGCAGCGTATCGCCGCCACGCCCGCGAAGCGTATCGGATGGTTCGCCAGAAGGCACGGACGATTCAGCGTTTACAGCAGCAGCTTGAAGCTGCGCGGCAGGAACTGGCCGCGCAATGGAGACTGCGGCGCATCGTCTAGGTCATGTCTCAAAACTGGATCAAGTGGGTCAAGGGACTCACCCGGCGAGCCGAGGTCCTGCAGATTTCCGCCCTCCTCGGGATCGCTCCTGCGCACGCCGCCGGCCTGTGCATGGTCGTCTGGGAATGGGCCGACGACAACACGACGAACGGCCGCGTAACGAATGTTACGCCGAGTTACGTTGACGTCGTGGCCGGGCACCCTGGCTTTGGTGAAGTTCTCGAAAAAGTTTCGTGGCTGCGCGAGGACGGTCGGGGGGGGATCACCTTTCCCCGCTGGGATCGGCACAACTCGGCCTCTGCCAAAAAACGCGCTCTTTCGGCCGAAAGAATGGCCCGCAAGCGCAATCGGGACTCCCAGAATGGACACCTCGAAGAGCGTAACGGCGCGCGTAACAACCGCGTAACCAGAAGAGAGTATCAGAGTGTAAGAGATAAAAACTGGTCTGTGGTTCTAAAGAACATGACTGTACCAGAGTTCAAGCAACCTCCAGCTTTGCTTGCGCGCTACCAGCAGGCTGTGAAGTGGGGCCTGGTAGACGGGTCCGAGGTGCGGGCGCATGAGTTTTTTGGTTTCGCCGCGCACGCTCTGGCCGAGGCGAAAGAGCCGGCGGCGCTCTTCGTCTGGCTGGTGAGGAAGTGGGACACGGCCATCATCACCAACGGCGATGCCGACACGGCGTCCCGGATGCTCAAGGAGGCCCGCAAGTGAAGCCCTCGAAGAACGGCCACAAACCCGAACCGTCCCCGTCGCCATTGGAACCGCCCAAGGACAAGAAGGCCGAACTGGCGCTCTTGGGCTCGATCCTCCTCGAAAGCGAGCAGATCGACGAGGTGGCGCTGGTGCTGGGGCCAGATGATTTCTACTGGCAGGATCACCAGTGGATCTATGCCGCCGCCCTCGACCTGCACCAGGCCGGCAAAGCGGCCGATCCGGTCGTCGTGTTCGACGCGCTCAACGCCCGGCATCCCGGCCACCGGATCAAGGCCGAGGATCTGGTGGCGGCGATGGAATCGGTGCCGCACGGCGGGCACGCGCGATTCTACGCCGACATCGTGCGCGACAAGTCCATGCGGCGGGTCCTCATCGCCACCGGGACCGACGTGGTGCGCGACGGGTACGATCCGACCTTCGATGTGGACGACCTGGCGGGCATGGCCAGCGATCGGATGCTCTCAGTCCTCGAACGCTCCACACGCAGCGAGCAGACTTCGATCCGCGATCTGCTCATCGACGCCCTCTACGAGATCGGCAACGGCAAGACGCTGGGCCTGCTCAGCGGGTACCCGGATCTGGACAAGATCACCAACGGTTTTCAGGCGGGGAACATGATCGTGGTCGGCGCCCGCCCCGGCATGGGCAAAACCTCCTGGGCCGGGAGCATTGCCCTGTCGATCGCCGGCCGCGGCCAGCCGGTGGGCTTTATCACCCTGGAGCAATCGAAGCTGGAACTGGCCGAGCGGTTCCTCTCCGCCCAGTCGGAACTGGGAATGCACCACATGCGCGGCGGCGGTCTCACCGAGCGCGAGCATGAGCGGATCGCCGAAGCGGCCAGCAGCCTGGACCGGCTGCCGATCTACCTCGATGAGGCTCATCACCCCACGCCGACCGCGCTGGAAGCCGCGGCCCGGCTGCTGGTGCGCCGGCACAAGGTCGAGATCATCCTGATCGACTACCTGCAACTGGTCTGCCCGGAGGATCGCCGGATGCCGCGCGAGCAGCAGGTGGCCGACACCAGCCGGCGGATCAAGGCCCTGGCGAAAACGCTCCGCATCCCCATCGTGGTCCTGGCCCAGCTTAACCGAGAGATCGAGAAGCGGGACCTGAAGGATCGCCGACCGCGGCTTTCGGATCTCCGCGAATCAGGTTCTCTGGAGCAGGACGCCGACGTGGTGATCTTCATCCACCGCCCCGAGTTCTACGCCTGGGAGGATCGGCCGGGCCAGGCCGAGATCGTGGTCGCCAAACATCGGAACGGCCCCCGCGGCACGGTCAAGCTGCATTTCGACAAGGCCACCATGCGGTTCACGGAACCAACACCCGAGGAACGGCTCGACCCACAAACGTTAATGGCGTTCGACGACCAAAGTTGAAATCCGCGGCCGGGGAGTAACGCACCCCGCATTGTCGGGCTCCCTCACCGCCGATGTCACGGTGGGGGAGCCGCTGCGGCCTGTTTTCAAAACCGAAAGGACCCACACATGACGACCGCGACCGCTAAAGAAAAACCTCTCGACCTGCAGGTGGATTTTTCTCCGAAGATTGCCACTGGGGACGTGAGCAGTTCCGTGGGGATCAAAGTCTCCCGCAACCGGCTTCCCGATAAGGTCGCCGTGCAGAACTTCTGCAGCAAACGGATCGACGCCCGGATCAGGCTCTCGCCGGCCAACGGCGAAGATGCGCGCCAGATGCACGACCCCGAAGATGGCTACGCCGAACTGGAGGGGCACGCCGATAGCGGGCGCGTCTCCATTGGCCCGAGCGACATTACGTTCCGTCTGAAGTTTTCCCACGACGAGATCGACAAGCACGTCCTGGCCGACTTCGCCAAAGGCTCCGGCACGCTCACGGTCAGGGGCGTGGAGGACATCCCCGAGCCCGACGACGACGAAGACGACGAGGATACCTCCGAAGACGCCGCCCCTGTCGCCGGTCGCCACAAGCGGGCATTCACCGGCAAGGATGAGGGGATCGGGCTGCCGATGAAGGCGCTGTGTGATTACGGCTTTCCGGAGAAATTTGTCGAGGCGCTGATCGACGCCTGTGATGGCGACACGATCGGCCATCTGGAGATCCGCCAGCGGGATATGCCCAGTACCTGGATGAAGGACATCGAGGGTCTCGGCGGCAAAAGCCAGCCCAAGCTGGTCAACGCCTACGACGCCCTGCGTCATGCCTACCCGCAGACGCAGAAGGGCGCCGACACGCTGCCGTTCGAGAAGGGCGCGGAATCGTAGGAGGTGAATCGTGCAATCCGTTTTTGACTTCGACGGCAAAACCTATAGCGCTGACTTCGACCGCGAACGGCTCAATGCCCAGTGCCGGCGCGTGTTCGATGTCATGAGGGATGGGTTGTGGAGGACGCTTTCCGAAATCGGAATGCTCACCGGCGATCCCCAGGCGTCGGTGTCCGCACGCCTGCGTGATTTCAGGAAGGCGAAATTTGGAGGATTCGTCGTGGAACGACGCGCACGCGGAGATAGGGGGAAGGGACTTTTCGAATATCGGGTTTTGGCCGGAAAGGGGAACGGCGATGGGCGAAACAACTAAGATCGAATGGACCGATCACACCTTCAACCCGTGGATCGGATGCAGTCACGTCCACACCGGCTGCACCAACTGCTACGCCGAGGCCCTGTCGAATCGGTTCGGCAAAGCCCGGTGGGGAAAGTACGGCAGCCGGGTCCAGACGACCCGCAACTACTGGCGCCAGCCTCTCAAGTGGAACAAGGCCGCGCGCGAGGCCGGCGTCCGGCGACGGGTGTTCTGTGCATCGCTGGCGGACGTCTTCGAGGATTTCACTGGGGACGTGCATACGCCGCTCGGGCTGCACCTGGGCGGCAACCTGGACACGATCCGGGCGGCCCTGTTCTGGCTCATCGACATGACGCCCGATCTGGACTGGCTCCTGCTCACCAAGCGCCCGGAGAACATTCACCGGATGTGGCCCGGAGGCCCGCGCCCCAACGTCTGGCTGGGGACGAGCGTGAGCGACCAGGCGACCGCCAACAAGTTTATCCCCCCCCTGGTGGAGTGCCGGGACGTGGTGCCGGTGCTGTTCGTCTCGTACGAGCCGGCCTTGTGGCAAATCGACTTTTCACAGTACGCGCCGGAACTGGACTGGATCATCGTCGGCGGCGAGAGCGGTCCCAACGCCAGGCCATTCGATGTGCAGTGGGCGTACAGCACGATCGTCCAATGCAAAGACGATGGCGTCGCCTGCTTCGTCAAGCAGCTTGGGGCCAACGTTGAGTTCATCGAGCGAGGCTGCGTCAGCCCACTCTATCTCGAAGATCCCAAGGGCGGCGACCCCAGCGAATGGCCCGAGGACCTGCGCGTGCGGGAGTTCCCGATTGTGAGGCACGCCCATGCAGGCTGAGATCGACATTCTGGAAGTGATCGAGGCGCTCGACCGACGGACGACGTACCTCATCAACTCCGGCAAGCAGGCCGATGCCAACGCCGTGCGCACCAACATCAACCTGCTCATCTGGGTGCTGCGGTATGAAAAAAACCCGACGTACGCCAACACGCAGAAGTGGCTGCTGAAGATGATCGCCGACAACGATCAGGCCAAGGCACGGGAGCGAAATCAATGAGACTGATCGCCGTCGATCCTGGTGACACAGTTTCCGCTCTGGTCCTCATGGAGCCGAACGATCGGCTCATGGTCTCGCGGTATGAGTCAAACGAGAGCCTGCTCGACTCCCTGCGCGTTCTCGACGCGGAGCATCTGGCCATCGAAACGCTCCACGTCCGCGGCCAGCCGACTTCCCAGAATGAACTGGATACGCAGTTGTGGGCCGGGCGCTTCATCTGCGCCTGGGATGGTCCCTTCACGCTGGTCCGGCGGGAGCGCGTCAAAGGGCATTTCGGCGCCTCGGGAGTTTCGAATCCTGATGGCGTGCTGCGCGAGAGCCTCATCGGCCGTTTCGGTGGAGAGGCCGTGGCGGTCGGCGGCAAGCGCTGCCGGCATTGCAACGGGAAGGGTTGGCGGGGCAGAGACCATCATCCGTGTGAACTGTGCAAAGGCGCCGGCGTCCAGAGCCATCCGGGCGTGTTCTACGGCTGGAGCGGGACGGATCTGTTCTCCGCCTGCGCCATCGCCTGCTGGTGGTTTGATACGCAGGCGAAACGGGAGGCGTCATGAGGTTCGGCAGTCTCTTCAGCGGCATCGGCGGCATGGACCTGGGACTCGAACGGGCCGGCTGCAAACTCGTCTTCCAGTGTGAAATCAATCCCTTCCGCCGGCGGGTTCTCGCCCGGCACTGGCCGTACGTCGTCCGCTTCAACGATATCCGCAAACTCTGCCGGAGGCTTTATGACTGCCATCCCGAAGATGAGGAAGGTGAATGCTACTGTCCCCGCTGTGGAACCGAATTCGGAGAGTGTGAGTGCATCGGCACCGACCAGTTCAACGACGAATGGGGACCCATCGAACTGCTCGCCGGGCGCGACCCCAGACCGGCTCTCGGCGCTGAGTTCATCCGTGTTGTTGATGAACTTCGCCCGCGGCTTGTTCTGCGGGAGACCGTTACCCAGGGCGGCACCACTTCCGTTTGGCCGTGGTGGCGCTTCCGACAAGCTCTTGAACGTCTTGGCTACGCTGTCATCCCCTTCCGAATACGGGACTGCTGCGTTGGCGCTGACTTCCAACGAGAGCGGGTGTTCCTGCTCGGTGAACTTTCAGAGCCCGACTCCCAGCGACTGGAGGGGCCCGTCGGTCATCTCGTCGCGCAGGGCTATCAAGCGCGGCAGGACGCTGACCTTGGCCGACCAGCTCGATGGAGTGCCAGACCCCAGGTTTGTCGAAAAACTACTCGGCTTCCCGGAGAAGTGGACCGACTTAAATCCCTCGGCGGCTGCTGTACCCCGGCCACCGCTGAACGGATCGGCCGGCTGATTTTGCAGAGTCTTCCGAAAGGAGGTGACCGGTGACCGACATCCAAAGGCGCTTCGATGAGGTGCGCTGGCTGCTCCAGAGGAAGGCGCGACGCTTCGCGGCCTTCGATCGGGACGATCTGGAAAGTCTGAAATGGGAAGCGGTCTGGAAAGCCGCGCAGACGTTCGATGCACGCCGTTCCAACTTCTCCTCCTGGGCGTGCCGGATCTTCGAAACGCTGTGCGGCGACAAACGGATCATCCTGCGGCGGCTGAGCCGGCGCCGGGAAGCCGGCCGGGCCAGCGGGCGGCGGCTGGCTCGACCAGAGCGGGTCGAGGTGCGGGAACCGCTCGATCCCTTCGATCTGGACTGCCTGGGATTTTTCGCGCGGCGGGTCGTGGATCTGTATCTGGAGGGCTATTCGCTGCGGGAAATTGACCGTCGATTCCAGCAGCCGACCAACTGGGCGGGCCGCACGCTCAAAGAGGCGATTACCACACTGAGAATCAATGCACTCTGACTTTTTCAGGAAGGGAGACCATCATGCCCGTCGAAAAACCACAAACGAAAGCGGAAAAGACAACTCACACGACGGTGGACACGATCTGTTTTTCGGTGAAGGACGCGCACCATTGGGAGGTCCCCATCGACATTCAGCGCGGCGTCAAGGTCAACAAGAAGGTTATGGAACTGGCGATGCAGATCAAAAACGATGGCGGGGTGATCCCCGGCATCATCACCCTGGGCGTGCTGGATCGGAAAACGTACCTGATCGACGGCTTGCAGCGGCGGGAGGCGTTCTTCATTTCCGAGCACCTGTACGGCTACGCCGACGTGCGGACGTGCTATTTCAAAACCCGCGCCGAGATGGGCGAGGAATTCGTCCGGCTCAACAGTCAACTGGTGAAGATGACGCCCGACGACATCCTGCGGGGACTGGAGGCCGCCGTCCCGCTGCTGGCGGAGATCCGCAAGGCGCGGCCGTTCGTCGGCTACGGTCGAGTCCGCATCACAGGGAACAGCAGCAAGGCCGGGTTGCTCCTCTCCATGTCGGTCGCCCTGCGGTGCTGGGCTGCATCCCGCCATGAAACGCCCCGCTCATCGTCCAGCGGGCTGGAACTGGCCCGCGAACTGCAAGCCGACGAAGCCGAAAAGCTGATCATGTTCCTGGGCGCCGCCTTCGAAGCCTGGGGCCGGGAGGAAACCGGCTGGCGATTGTGGGGCGCCGCCAACCTGACCATCGTCATGTGGATGTTCCGCCGGCTGGTCACCGACCCGCCCAGCACGTCCTACTCGCGCGTCAAGCCGATTTCGCTGGAACTGTTCCGCAAGTGCATGATGTCGCTGTCGGCCGACCGCAGCTATCTGGACTGGCTCGTCGGCCGGCAACTCTGTGAGCGGGACCGGGCCCCGGCCTACAACCGCTGCAAGCAGATTTTCACGCGGCGGATCTTCGATGAGACCCACAAGAAACAGACGTTCCCCCAACCGGAATGGGCCCACTGATGGCAAAGTACCGCTGTAAGCACTGTCAACAATTGTTGACACGGGCCAGCCGCAAAGCCTGGATCTTGTCCTACTGCCAGCGCGCCGGCCGGTTCGTGCATATCCAGCGGGTCCGCCGCCGCAAATCGGATTGACAGATCGTCTTTTCCACCGGTAAAGTCCCCGCCATCACCGGTGGCAGGAAGCCTGGTTTACTCCAAGGCCCCGTGATCTCTCATGCAGTAGACGCCGCTCTCGGCCTGCTGCCTCCCCCCAATGCCCGACGTCAACACCGTTGCGCAGTCCCACGACGCCACGCAGATGCTTTTCTATTTCGTCTGCGTGTTGGGCGCTGCCATCGGCGGGGCCGTCTTCTGGTTCTCGAAATGGGTGGTGATTCCGCTGCGCGATGTCTTCATGGACTACATGAAGAATCAAGCCACCTTCGCCGCCTCCGTCAACAAGGCACTGTCGGAAGCTGCCCCCGATCGTCAACGGGCCCACAACGAAAGCCTCGCGCGATTCGACAAGCTCGATGCCGCGCTGGCCAAGATCCTGCAGGAGATCAATATCCCCCCCAACTGATCCATTGAGGTGCATGATGGACATTCGCCGCGTTCTGTTCGTGCTGTTGGTGTGCTGGTGCATCGTCACCCCGGCTATCGTCGAGTCCGATTCTGAAAAGAAACCGAGCCCGAAATCGACCGCCGGGGATAATGCACCCGCTGCCCCTCAAAAGGCAGTGGCCCCGGCGGTCGTCGTCTCGGATGTCAGCCAGGCGATCAAGCAGGCGAAGGAGAAAGCCGCGGCCGACGTAGACGCCGCTGTCATCAAGGCTGTCTCTTATCAGGCCCCGCCACCTCCGCCCGCTCCGGCTGGAGAGAATCCTGCGCCGCCGGCGGAAATGCCCCCGGTCGTCCTGTCGCTGCCTGACGTGGTGAGAGCGCCCGTCGGCATCCCCGTCAAAGTGAAAGCCACGACGAACGGCGTGATGGTGCGCTGGCTCGCCAAGGATGACGGTCTGGCGATGATCGACGGCGAGCTACTGAAGGACAGCACGCTGACCCAGGTCTGGGCGAACTACCCGGGCCAGTATCGGCTGCTGGCTTACACCAGCCTCAATGACGTCTTGAGCGATCCGGTGCAGTGCCTGGTCGTCGTCCACGGGGCCCAGCCGCCACCGCAGCCGACTCCGGTACCGCCGCAGCCCGAGCCGATCCCGCCCGAGCCCGAGCCCACTCCCCCGCCAACGCTCGCCGCGCACCTGTGGGTAGTGACCGTCGATAACGTCGCCAAGCGCGACGCCGCCACCACGCGGGTTCTCACTGACATGCAACTGGACGCCTCGATCCGAGCGGCCGGGCATCAGTTCAAGAAGATCAACTCGACGATTCCCGAAGCGCAGAAATTCATGCCGATGATGCAGGCCAATGGGGGCATCCCCGTCGTGGTGATCATGGACGCCGACAAGGTGGAACACAACTGGCTCAACCAGGCGCCGGCGGATCTCAAGCTGCCGACGACCAGTCAGGGCCTCAAGGATCTGATCAACAAGTACACGACTTCGAAGGTGCGCTGATGGATCTTCCTGATATCCGCGGGCGTGACGGTGTGACCCACAAGCTGGGTTACGTCCCGCCCACCAAAGACGAAACGATGGTCCGCGCCTCGCGCACGAACATCCAGACGATCCGCAAACAGAACGGTTTGAGCCCGCTCATCAAACCCGGCGACCCGGACTGGCGCGAATGTGATTACACCGCCGGTGCGCCGCTGGAACTGATCACCGACCAGGGACAGGAAGGAAGTTGCACGGCCTGGACCTGCGTCGGCGCCCAGGCCCGCCAGCGCTGGCTGCGGGTCGGTGATGTCGTCGTGGCCAGCGGCTACTACGTCTACGACTGCATCAACGGTGGTCAGGACAACGGCAGTAACATCATCGCCAGCCAGAAGATCATCGAGACGGTCGGCGCGCCGCCGATCGACGCCTATCCGCGCTGTCGTTATCCCGGCTACATCCCGGCTGTGCCCGACGGCACCCTCATGTACCGCGAAGATGTGGCCATTGTCGGGGCGACCGCGCTGGAAGCAGCCACGATGCTGCTGATGGGAATGCTGTTCCAGGGACCGATCTACGTTGACAACAGCTTTGACAACTTCACGCGCGACGGGGTGGCCTGGAACGGCTATCCGCCCAACACGACATCGACCAACCATTCGGTCTATTTTGCCGGCATCCGTTTTTTGAACGGCGACCCGGAAAACTGGTATCTGATTCTCGTCAATTCGTGGCGTTACAACTGGGGCCCGTGGGGCAATGGCTGCTGCCTGTGCCCGCCGGATGGCATCAACAACGGGGCGCGTGCCGATGACGGCTACGGTCATGCCTCGGTTTTGAAACCCGTTCCCTCGGGCTCGGAAGGTCTCCCATGAAACGCCGCAGTTTCTTCTCCGCACTGGCTGGAATGTTCGTCTCAACCGGGCTGGTCAAAGCCGACACGCTGGAACAGTGGATCGGGGGCTCGTCGCTCGATGCCTGGTTGAAATCGTCAGCGCCTCCCGGCAACGTGCCGCTGCAAGCGCCGCCACCCCTGCCGCGGGGCACGGTCGTACCGCAGCCGCTGCCCACGCCCACCAAGCGGGCGATGACCTGGGCCCTGACCTGTCTGCGCCACGGGGCGCACTGGACCTTTGAGGGCATCAACTGGATGCGGGCTTCGATCGGCTTCATGCGGAACCACCTGGTCAGCGTCCACGGTCACCACCGCGGCGAACTGGAGGGGCTCAGCAAGGAGCAGCTTGCCAACCTGCACGACGCGCATCACGAGGGGCGCTCGTTCGCCAATTATTCGATCCCGCGGACTCCCCGCAACGGCGTCGATCATCTGCCGATGAGCTACGAATCGTCGAGTTGTCCGGGCGGGCGCTGCCCTATCAAGAAGCGACACCGCAGGGCGTAAAGATGTCTACTCCAGAGCGCGTGCTGTTGTTAATGTGTGCGGCTGATTTGGTCCTGCTCCACGTCGCCGCGATTTGGCGGCACTACCGAAAGCGACCCCGTTACAAAGGAACGCCCATCATGACCCGAGCTTTGTTTGCCCTGGCCCTGTCGCTCTGTTTCCCCCTGGCGAGCATCGCCGCGCAGACGACGGTGAACGTCAACAACGGCGGTCAGCCGACCTACGGGCCGGCAGCCGCTCCGACGGCGATTGACTGCCCGACGCCGCCCACGGCTCAGTACGTCGCGCCGCAGCCGATGACAACGAGCATCGACTGCCCGACCTATGTGCCGCCGCAGCCGATGACGCGCACCTACACGACCTACGAACCGCGCGTCAGGACGTACACAACCTACGAGCCGCGGGTGAGAACATACACGACCTACGAGCCGCGGACGTATACCTACCAAACTGCGCCGCAGGCTGCCCCGCCGCCGATGTATCCGCTGTTCGCCTATCGCTCGGGAGGGTACGCTCCGCGCGCTCCGCGCATTTCGCTCGCCAGCATCTGCTTGGCCTGTCGCGCACTGCATCACGCCAAGAAAGCCGCTCGGGAAGAGGCCAAGGCGGAGAAGCACGCCGCCAAGGCCGCACGTCACGCCGCGCTGGCCGGAGATGATTATTGTCCGTGAGGTGAACGATGAGCCGCACGATCAAAGGACAGAAGGGCCCGGGTTACGACTACTGGGGGCGCCGGCCCTATTCCGGTAGCTGCGGGTACGGTCCCTACATCAAATTGCGGACGCACCGGAAGGAACGCCGGCGCAGCAAAAAACTGGCGTACGACTTTTCACAGGGAGACTGCCATGATTCTTAATGTCACCCTGGCGCTCCCGAGCGAAAAGCCGCTCCTCAAGAGCCGCACGCTCACCGTGTCCGGTGTGGACGAGGACGGCACGACGCTGGAAACGGTGGTCGTCGAGTTGGGACGCGACGACAAGACAACGCAGATCGACGTCCCCGAAGGGGCCAGCATCCGGCTGGAGCAGGTGGATAGCGACAAGTGGGGCCCGAAGGCGCCGTACGTCATGCACTTCACGGCGACCCGACCACTCCCAATGAGCGATGAGGGGCAACTCGCCGTCGCTGAATCGCCTCACCACAAAAAGCCGGAACACAGGGGCCATCGCCACAAGGAAGACTAATCGGTCGCTCCGGCCATCGCCGACTCAATCTCGAACTGGGATTCCTTGCTCAGATGGTGTCCCCTGCGGGCAGCCCTCCTCTCCAGCGTATTTTCCACTTCAGGGGTTCTGAAGCCAAGGCGTTTCAATTCCTGGGCTGCCCACTTGCGGTCGATAGCAGCCTCCTTGAAGCGCTCCACAAACTTCGGAATTGGCTCGCCCAGCTTCCGCTCCGGCGAAGCCGTGAGCGCGTGCCCCAGCGTACCGATATACTCCTTGCGGAGTGATTTCCGCTCCCCGGTCTTGTCGTCGATGTACGTCACATCGCGCTCTGTCTCTTTCGACAGAGGATTCGGGTAACTCTTCCGGGGCGGGTTCCCCAGGGCATAATCGGCCAGCCCGACACTGTAGGCGCCCAGTTCCAGCTTCTCCTCGTTGGTGCTGAGCTTGAGCGCCTGTTTCCGCAGTTTCGTCAGGACCTCCTTGTAACGGGTCATCTGCCGCAGCCGGGCCTCGTTCTCGTCGTTCGACCAGCCCTCATGCTTCGCGGTGGCGACGTTCGTCTCCAGTTCGCCGTATTGGTCGTAGAAGTCCTTGATGGCCCGCTGGTAGAGCCCGCGCGTTTCGAACTTCCGGGTGAATGCCTCGGCGAGGGTTTGGGCTCCCTTCGCCAGAATGTTCTGCTCCTTCCTCTGCGCGGCCCGCTCGATGGCGCCGACGTACTCGGTATACATCGTGCCGCTGTACTGGTTCAGGATGTATTCCGTCTGAGAGGGAGAGAGCCCGACCCAGTGGGTCAGATACTTGCTCATGAATTTCGACGATTCGAGCGTGTGCGGCCCGGCGCGGAGGTACTTCGCCAGATGCTCGTCGTCTTTCATTTCGATGGGGCGCCCCGACCAGTCCGTATTAGCGATGAGTTCGTAGACCGTGCTGAAACCTGCCGGCCGCATGGGCGGGGTCAGCGCTTCGATCTCGTGCCAGAGTTTCTCCCCCAGCCGTGGCTTGTCGCCCCGTGTCCAGGCGACGAACGCCTCCATCAGGTTCGGAATGAACGAGAAGCCGCGCGGCTTGGGGATCTTGAGCCACGGGATGCCGAATGTGGAGAACGTCCAGTAGCGGTCGGCAATGTTGCCATCCATCCCCTTACGGTCGTCGTCGTCGCCGTTCATCAGGGCATAGATCAGGCTCACGGTTGCCAGCACGGCGGCAGCCGTCGCCCGCTTGCCCCAGGCTTCGCCCTTGCCGGTGGCGATCTCGCCGATGGTCGTGAGTTCTTTCTCCAGTCCGGCCATGCCGGCGGAGAAGAACGGAATGACCTTATCCACTTCGCGGGCCATGTAACCCTTCCGCTTGAAGTTGGTCAGGACCTCGTTGCCCGCCGCAATCGCCCGGGAGATCAGCTTCTGCGGGAGCGCGTCGATGACCCGTCCCTGGGGGTCGATCCAGAGGTTGTTGCCGGCTTGCCGCTCGGCCGGCGTCGCTTTCCCGTTGGGACGGTAGCCGGCCTGCCGGATCACCGCCGCGATCTCGGCCAGCCGCATCCCCGAGTCGAGGATGCCGATTGCATCCTTGACGCTGTTGAGGGTGTCGTATTTCACCCCGACGACGAACTTCTCCCACGTCGTACGAGCGAAGGTTCTCTCGATCATGGCCTTGGTCGTCTGCGCCGGTGTGCCCAGCCGATGACCGGTGATCTTGCCGCCTTCCCGCTCCTGCAGCTCGTTGAGGATCTCCCATTCGACAGTCTTCTCGCCGACGAATCCCGGGAGCCTGTCCGCCCGGAGCTTCGCCCCGATGACGCCCCCCACGGAGATGAGGTGAGCGTAGTAGCGGTCGAACCAGCCGGTGTGTTTGCTCTGGATCGGGAACATCGCCGCGTCGATGACCGCCAGGCTGAGGATCGTACTCGGGTGGAGGGCCACCGACATGGCCTTGATGGGGTTGGTGACAAATTTCGCCTGGGCGTTGATGATCCCCGTCCAGAGGCGGGCGAAGGTGTTGGCCTGCATCGGCGTCCGCATCCCCATGATGGCGTTGTAGACGTAGGGATGGGGGAACTGCACCATCAGCGGCTTGTCGTCCACCATCACCCGGACGACATGCTCCCGGGGATCGCTCGAAAAGTCCTGCCGGTACCAGGCCACCGCATCGTCCAGGTCGGGGACGTGATCCGTGAGCGCGGTGAGGGTCCTCGGATCGTTCGTGCCGTACCGGAATTCCAGCCGTTGCCAGCCGATGTTGCTGAGGGTGCCGTCGCGGAGTCCGCTCACGTCTTTAATAAGCTGCGCGAAGTCTTCGTCGATCAGCGGCTGGCGGATCGACGTACCGATCCGCTTCGGCTTGGTCATGTCGCTGAGAAGCTGTTCCAGCTTGGCCTTGTCCTTCACCCACTTGGCGTCGGTCTTGACGATCCATTCGCTCATCCCGGGGGCCCCGCCCAGGGCCGGCAGGGTGAGCCGCAGGAAGGGCATCATCATGGCGTATTTGACAGCCGCGTTGTGAACCTCCTGATTCTGCCGCATGTATGCCTGCAGGGGGGGCAGGATGGCGTCCGAGGAACCAACCTCGGTCATCCGGCGGAACGGGCTGCGCCCCCCGAGCAGGCTCTTCGAGGTCCCCATCACGAACTGCTTGGCGCGGCCGAAGAGTCCGACCTCGCGGGTCCGGTAACGGGGGACGTAATAATCCTTCTGGGAGTCGATCATCCTTTTTGCGGCGGTGAAACCGATTACCCCTTCATTGACGGCCAGCATGAGCAAGCCTTCTGAGAATTGCCGCATCCCCTTGGCGGCATCCTCAAACCGTTTGAACTTGGCCGCATCGGCTTGCACCTCGGCGACCCGGGCTCTGTAGACCCGCTCCTCTTCACCCGGGTTGTAGTTTGGCCGGCGCGCGATCCGCGACAGGGCGTCCTGAGCGTCCACGAACGTTTCCCACTCTTTCAGTTCGTTGCGGGCGATGTTCCGCATGTAATGCTTCGCGCTTTCGGCGAGCTTCTGAGGTTTGTTGCCGCTGATCGTGAAGATGCCGTTCTCCCAGGCGTCAGCCGCCCGCGCTTCGTAGCTCCCCATCAGTTCGTCAATCCGCTCGTTGAACTCCTGCTTGCGGATTGGCGCCATCGCCCCGTACTTCTTCTCGATGGCGCGACCGGCAATTTCCTTGATGACGCTGGCTTCGTCCTGCATGGCGCTGCGGAAAGCGCTGACCCCGCTGGTCAGGGTGTCCTTCATCGCCTCCATTTTCTCCTTGTCCAGTTCCATCGCCCGGCGCCCCATCGCCCACTGGTTGGCGAGGATCGTGTCCTGGGGGTTCTGCTTGCGGAACCGCTCGATCCAGTTCCACATCTTCTGGAACTTGGCCTTCTCCTCCTCGTGCTTGTCGAGCCAGTCGCTCAGGTGCTGGTACGCCTGGGGGGCAACGGTATAGCCGGCGTTGGTCGTGAAGACATGCCGCAGGAACTCGGCAAACCCCTCGGTGGGGTCCTTCCGCTTCTGGTTGTAATCGAGCGGCCCCAGTTCGTCCTTGACGCGCTGCGGCATCGAGGTGAAGAGGTCGGTATGGTCGTCGATCCCGTGCGCGACCTCGTGGAAGATGACTCCCAGGTTGGCCCACTCGGGAGACGATACGCGGATCACTTTCGAGAGCAGTTCGTAGTAGGCCAGGGCCTTGTTCCGCAGTCGTCCCTTGAGGATCGGGTAGCCCCAGAGCCGGGAGAGCGAATAGCGGATATCGTGGGCGGAGATCGGGCCCTTTTTCTTCGGGCTCAGCTTGGGGAGCTTGAGCTTCTCGTACGCCTTCTGCCAGAACGTCTTTTTCTTCGGGGCGGTGGCAAACGTGGGGACGTTCCCGGGGCCGGCGCTGGTGCCGGTCCCCGTGGCGAACCGATCGGTCGGATAGTGCTGGCGGCGCAGGGCCCGGAGGTCTTCGTCTTCGTCCTCCTCTTCGTCGAGCGCGTCAGGCTGGGGAGCGTGGGGAGGGTGTCTGCGGTGCTGTACGGCCTCTTCGTGCTGTTTCGCCTCGGCCTGGCTCTTTGCCTCCATCTGCTCGGTGATTTCGTTGAGGCGTTTGGTAACCTTTTCCAGTTCGTCGTCCTTCTCCCATTTGCTGTTGACGACTTCTTCGTAGTCCACTGCCTCACGCTTTTTGGCCTCCAGGTTCTTCTTCACCTCTTCCACAGCCTGCCGGGCCCGGTCGTCCAGGCTGTTCAGCACGTCCACGATCCCGCTGCCGGTGACCGCATACCCCTGATAAATCGAGGCGTTTGGGTTCCAGGTGGGCAGAAAGTCCACCAGCGTCTTTGTCAGCCATTCGAGAACTACCTTCTTCTCTTCAATCCCCGCGAATTTCTGAAAAGCGCCCGACCTGATCACGATGTTCATGTCGCCGAACTTGATCCCCTTCCGGAGATTTTCGGAATAGGCTTTCGTCTGGTTGCCCCGGTCGGGTTCGTACGGCGCAACCTTTTCGTCCTTCGTCAGCTTGAGAACGTTCTTTTCGTGTTCCTTGATGATCGAGTCGATCTTCGCGGCGATGGCCTTCTCGTCCTCCATCTTCTCTTTGTCGATCGACCAGTTACCCGACTTGAGAAGGGCGTTGATGTTCTTCTCGGTCTCCTCGGCATTGGGGATGTACCTCTTCTCGTAATCGCGGATCGTCTCACGGACCCCGCGCAGACGGTATTCGGCCCGCCCCACCTCGTCGCTGTGGGACTCCTTCTCCATCTCCAGTTCCCGCTTTTTGTATTCGAGGTCGAGCTTCTCGAAGTAAAGCGGGTCGTCGAGAACGGAGGCAAGCTGCTCCTCCATGCTCAGCGTCACGGCCGAGGCCGGGTCCTCAAACTCCCGGCCCGCCTTCCCGGTGATGGCTTGCCAGACCACCTTGGCCTTGCGGACGAGTTTGTTCAGAATTGCCGAGTCGAGCGTGCCGCTCATGGCATAGCGGTAGATTGAGACTTCCGGGTTGAGGTTGCCGAACCGGAGGATGCGGCCCTCTCGCTGCTCCAGGTCGGTCGGCATGTAGGGCGAATCGAGGTGGTGCAGGGCGACCAGGCGTTTCTGCACATTGACGCCCACCCCCATCTTGGCACTCGACCCAAGCAGGAATCGGATCTGACCCTGGTTCACGCGCTCGAAGAGCGCCTCCCGCGCGTCATCATTGTTGTAGTCGGCCACCGCGGCGATCTCATTGGCAGGAACACCACCCGCAATGAGCCGCTTCTTGATGTCGTTGAACAGGAACGCGCCCTTCTCGGATTCTTCCTTGGCCTCCTCCATCGGGATGTTGAGATCGACCGTTTCCCCCTCCAGAAACTTCCAGAGCTTGGTCATGTTCCGAGGGTTGAAGCTGTCGGAAAAGATAAGCTGCGTCCCCTTCACCTCTTTCGAGTCATGGTACTCCTGCAGAGCCAGCTCGGTCATTTTGTCGAGCTTGCCACCGACCTCCGCCTTGGCGCCCGGCACGATCAGCCGGATATCAATGGACGCTGCCTTCCCGGCGCCGAAGAGCGAGATCGGGACCCAGTTATTGAGCTTTTTGTCTTGGCCCGACATACCCTTGTAGATGGCGTACGCCTTCTTCACGATCTCCTGGAATTTCTTACCGCCGGCACTGAGCGGCACCGTGATCGACTGGACCTTCCCACCCTTGAGGGCTGGCAGACCTCCCTCGCCCAGCGCGATCAGCTTGGCCCGGAGCATGTCCGGGGAGATAACGTCCCAGGCGGTACGAATGAGCCGGGCGAATTCATCGCCGTTGGTGAACCGCGACAGGGCCTGTTTCTTCACCCAGGTCCCGCCCGCGTTCATCTCGGCGATCGTCTCCGTCATGGCGAAGGCGCCGACGAACCGGTCGAACGTATCGACCCCCCAGTCCTTCAAGACGTCTGGGGCGACGTAGTTCAGCATGTGCCAGGCTTCGCCGAGGGTGTTGGTGATCGGCGTGCCGGTCGCCAGGACGATGTTCCGGCCGTTGGATTTCTCCCGGACGTGCCGGATCTTCATCATCAGCGCCATCGACGTGGGATTCTCAGTCAGATTGAGCCCCACCAGCTTGTCCAGCTTCGACTGGAAAAACGGCTTCTTGTAGGCGTGCGCCTCATCCACGAACAGGGAATCAATCCCCAGTTGCTCGAACGTCACCGCATCGGTCGATTCCTTCGACCGTTTCATGGCGTCGGCGAGCCGCTTCTGCAGCCTGTTCCGCGCTTTCACGATCTCTTTGACCGTGCTGGATTTCTTGCGCCGCCGGCTTTTGGATTCTGCGCGCTCCTCCTTCTCGATCTCGGCTTCGAGGATCTCCAGTTGTTCCTTGACGTAGGCGATCTCCGTCTTGGGGTCGATGGGGAGCCGGTCGAACGTGCTTTGCGGCATGACGATGGCATCCCAGTCGGTCGCCAGCGAACGGGCAAGGAACGCCTGCCGGTTTTCCTTTTTGAGGTCGTTCTTCGTGGCGACCAGCACGCGGGCCCCGGGATAGAGCCGCAGGAACGATTTGGCAAACTGTCCGAGGGTCGAGTTCTGGACGGCGATCAGGGGCCGCTTGGCCAACCCGAGCCGCTTCTGCTCCATCGCGGCGGCGACCATCAGGAAGGTCTTGCCGGCGCCAACGGCGTGGGCGAGCAAGGCCCGACCGTCGAGCAGAATCCGCCAGACCGCATCCCGCTGGTAATCGCGGAGCGTGATCTCCGTGTTGCTGTTGGGGAGTTGCAGGTGAGACCCGTCGTACGTCATCGGAACGTACGAATTGAAACGGTCGTTAAACGCCGCTTCGACCGCATCCCGGGCCTCTTCATTCTTCTCGGCGTACCTTTTCCATTCCTTCTGAAGCTGCTGGATCTTCGCCCTGGCGCCGGTCGTGGCCTTTTCATCGACGACGTACTGGGGGCTGCCCCGGGGACCGATATTGATCCTGACGACCGGATCTTTGAGGTTGAGGGCCGCTTCCAGCAGATCGCTGGCGTCCTTGTTGCCGACGTTCCAGGCTTCGTTACTGATCGAGCCGACTCGCCAGCCGTCGATGGCGTCGATGTACTGCACTGACGCCTGGTAGTCGCGGAAGATTTCCCGGGCGAAATTCTGAACAACATGCGCCGGCAGCCACGCCGCGCCCAGACGGAAATTCTGAATCCCCTTGATGGCGATGGGAGCCGGCTGGACCTTCTTCAGGGCCTCCACGTTAGCCTTGTACTTCGGATCAGACTCAGCCGCGTCCTCCGCCAGACGCAGCTTCTCCCGCACGTTCCCCGACAGATACCGTTCGGAAATCTCCCACTCGCCCGACTCCGGGTTTTCGTAGGCCATGCCGCTCTTGGGCAGTGTGCTGGTCACCACCTCCAGGACGGATTTGCCCAGAAGCTGGGCGACATACGCCGGATCAATCCGCCCGCGGTAGCCGAGCGAGATCCGGATGGCGTCCGGCGCCGTTGAAGCGCTGGTCGGTGGCCGGCGCGAGCCATCGAGGATGCGCTTCGTGAGCGCTTCCGATTTCTTGTAAGTCTTCCGCTCCTTATTCGTCTTCGGGTCGATCTCCTGACCGGTCATCAACTCCAGCGACTGCACGAACCAGTAGTCAGGATCGCTCGTAAACGGGCGCGTCTTTACATCATCGAGGTGCCCGTGCGCCTTGATGTATTTGTCGAAAATGACGTTGATTTCTTTGAGCGACTTTTTGAACTCCGCATCGGTGCTATCTGGCGAAAGCATCAGGGCGCGGTGCGCCCGCCACTTATCGCGCAGGGCGGCGTAGTCCTTTGCCCGCTTGATCACCTCGGCCTTGTTGAGCGAAGGGTGCGCACCCTCGGGGAGCTTCCCGCCGGGCACCAGCTCGTGGAGCTGCCCCTTCGCGGAGAAATAGACCTTGCCGTTCTTCTCCACGATCGAACCGTGGATGGCCTCGTCCTCTTCTTCGGCCTTGATCACCTCCCCCTCGGCCTTGCCGGTTGCGGCCATGATCTCCGCCGGCAGGGTGGCCGTAGCCTTGTCGATGGCCTCGATCAGGTTCCGGCCGTCTGGCTTGACGGTGTATTCCTTCTCGTCGGCCTTGCGGGCGTACATCTTCCCCTGCATCGAATGCTCGCCGAGAACCATCTCGGGGTGATCGACGAAATACTGGTTGACCGTAGCCGTCGTCGTTCCACCGTCCGCCGGGACATCCTCGGTGAGCCGCCAGAGGTTTTCGATGTGCTGGTTGCCGATGGGTTTCCGCAGGAAAAGGATGTCCGCGGCGACGTCCGTCCCGGCGTTCTCCCGGAAGGCGTTGTTGGGGAGTCGGATGGCACCGACCAGATCCCCCTTGCCGACGAGGAACGTTCGCTGATCGACGCGCGCGTCGAGCGTGTTGTGGGTCGAGATCACCGCCACGATTCCGCCCGGCCGCACGGCATCCAGGGCCCGGGCAATGAAGTAGTTATGCAGGTTGAGATCCTGCCCATACCGCTCTTCGGAATCGGGCTGCGTCTGCGCGGCGAAAGGGACGTTGCCGATGACCAGATCGACCGAGTTGGGGGCGATCTTCGCTTCGTTCAGGTCCTTGTTGATGATCTTCGCCCGCGGGTACAGCTTCTCCATCATTCGGGAGGAGAGCGGGTCCATCTCAACCGCGTAGAACTTCGACTTGCTTCCCACCTCGGGCGGGGCCAGTCCGATGAAGTGACCGATGCCGGCGCCCGGTTCGAGGACGCGCCCGCCGGTGAAGCCGAAATGCCGCACGGCTTGCCACATCTTTTCGATGATCGGCCGGCTGGTGTAGTGGGCGTTGATCGTGGTGTCGCGCGCCTTGTACCACTCGTCCTCGGTCAATTCATCCTTGAGGATGCGGTAGACTTCGCCCCACTTCTTTTCCCAGTTTTCATCGCGGCCGTACGCGGACTCACGGATCATCGCCTCGCCCGTGTAGCGGTCGAACGCCTGGGACATCGCCCCCCAGCCGGTGTAGCGCGCGAGAACCTTCTTTTCCTCGGGAGTGGCGTCGCGGTTTTCGGCTTCGAGCGTTTTGAGCAACCGAATGGCATCGACGTTCGCCTGGGCCTTCGCGGGAAAGCCCTTGGGCACGATCACGTCCTCGGGCGCGATGACGTGATTTACGCCAGTTCGTGCTTCTCCTTGAACTTCTGGAGGAGCTTCTCCTCCTCCGGGCTCAGCGGCTCCTGGTCCTGCCAGTCCGGGTTGATCGGGAGAAGGTCGCTTCGGGCGAGTTCCAATATCTGGTCGAACGTCGCCTTCGGGAGTCTTTTCTTCAGTTGGGCCACGCTCTCCAGGTAATCCTTCACCCTCTGGTCGAGGAGCGACTCCAGTGTCTGGGGGTGGGGCAGCAGGCTCGCCAGGTGCCGGGGGTGCATTTGCTCCAGGTTCTCCAGGACCTCCCCCCACTCCGGTGTCTGGTTGAACGGCACCAGGACGCTTTGCTCGTCCTCCGCCTCCGCCCCCTCCGCCGCCTCTAGGTCGTCTGCCACTGGGTTCTCCTTCGGGTGGTGCCGGTTCCGGCGGGGCCGGTTCCTGCTCGGATTCTACTGGAGGTTTCGGCCCCTTGGCAATCTCCTGCTGCATCCGTTTGACGATGCTCTCGGCCACCTTGTCGAGCATCTCGTCGGTAATGTCGAAGTCCACAGTTTCGGGGTCCAGGTCGAGCAGCTTCCAGTCCGCCTGATCGTGAGCGAGGTCCCTCGCCAGTTCGTGGGCCAGATGGAGATCCTCGTCGCCGAGCGCCTGTTTGATTTCCGAATCGTTGCGGATCTGTGTGGCCACATCCTCCAGCACCGGGATAAATTTGTTGGCGATCTCGTCGCCGTACTTCTGGCGGATCTCCTCCAGGGCAATCATCAGCGGCCGTCGGCGGTTTGCCCGTTCGATCGGGCCGACTGCCTCTTCGGCCATCTCTGGAAAGTGGCGCTGGCCCCCCTCCGCGGTCGGTGCCTTCCCCTTGGGGGCGGTCGGCGGTCGCTCGGCAGGCGGTTTGGGAGGAGTTGGCTCAGGTTGTTCGACCTTGGGAGGTGGCGGGGCTGTCGGCTCGGGCTTGGCTTCGGACTTCGCGCCCAGGGCATCCAGCGCGTCTGCCACTCTGTAGTGGAGGTCTTTAATCTGTGGACCGGTTTCGTACAGCTCACCGGAGTATTGACCGAGGGGCGTGACCGATTCGAGTTTCTCGACGATTCTGGCCAGTCTCGAATCGACCCGCACGCCCAGGTGGCGCGCAAGCCATACCAGTTCCTTCCCCGTGATCTCGGTTTTGAATCGGGAACGAAGATCCTCCAGTTTCTTCCGAGTGTCTTCGTCGTACTCACGCCGGTGTTTTTCGTATTCTTCCTTACGCTGCTTTTCTTCGGCCTCGCGCTGCGGCGCCTCCGCCTTCCACTTTTCGATCACCTTCCCCATCTGTGTGTGAATTTTCCTGATGTCAGCGAGTGTCAGCGGTGCGCCGACATTTTTCTGATACAGGTGTGGCTGCAAACTACCTTCAGTTTTGATTCCCGTGGGCGAGATGTGTTTAACGCTCCGCGTCAGGACGCCCCTGACCGCCTCGTGGATCTTCATACCGCCGCTGCCCAAGCGCTCAATCAGGTCTACCAGTTCCTCACCGGTGATCGACTTGTGGAATCGGGTCATCACCTCGTCAAGATGCTTTTCGTGGGCGATCGACTCCTCGCGGTGCCGCGCCTTCTCTTCGGCGTAGTCTTTTTCTCGCCGCTGTTCCTCTTCTTCAAGAATGGCATCCAAGCCGTTGAACTTCTTCAGGAAGAACTCAAGCGCGTGCTTTCCCTTGGGAAGTTTTTCGCCGGTGAGTTCCTCGAAGAACCGACGGTAGGCAGGGAGACCGGACTCCAGCAGGCCCTGCACCATCACCTTGCGCATCTCCCGAGGATCGCTGATACCCCTAATGATCTGACGCGCATCGTCGCGCAGAATGTTGAGGTAGTGTTCGCGGCCGTGGCGAGCCAGATCCGGAGGTTCTCCGCCCTTGCGCTTCCGGTAGTCTTCAATCTCTTCCTCTAACCACTGCTGAGCGGCCTTGTCGGCAACCTGCTCGGGGTTCTCGATCGGCGCCCGCGGTTTGCCCGGCGCAGGGGCCTCTGGCTCGGCTGGCGGAGCAGCCCCCCCTTGGGGGGGAGTGGTAACCCCTCCGCCAGCCGGAGTCGCCGCGTTGATCACATCCCAGGCTTGCTGCGGCGTCATTCCACGAATGGCCTCCTCGGAATACCCGAGGTCCGCCAGTTGCTGGCGCATTTTCTGCGTAATCATCATCGGCACGCCGGCCGGCGGTTTCGGTGCCTCTGGAGCAGCGGGTGTCGCCGACCAGATGACCGAGCCGTCCCGCCCGAACAGCTTCGACACCATCGGCTCATCGACGTACTGCCCGCTTTCGAGTTTGATCTCGCCGGCCGAGGCGTCGTAGGCTGTCGGCTTCCAGAGAGCGGATACCTTGTGGCGCGTGCCGTCGTGCAGCTCGACCTCGGCAACGTCTTGGAGAGCGGCGTGCGCGAACGTTCCCACCTCGGGGGCCGGAATCGGCGCGCCGCCTGGGCCTTCTGTCGTCTCCGGTATGGGGGCCGGCGCTCTGGGCTGCGGGCCCGGCGGTTGTTCTACCGGCGGTTGGGGCGCAGGAGCGGGCGTCGGGGGTTTCTCCACGACGGGCGGAGGCGCGGGAACCGGCGGCGTTGGCGGGGGGCTCGGTGTTGGGACATTCGGAGGTTGCGGTTGTGGTGCGGGTGGTTGTGGAGCAGGGGGCTGCGGTGCCCCAGGCGGCGGAGTGACAAAGCCCGGAACCGGCGGCTGCGGCACGGTCGGCCCGGCGCCCGGAGGCGGCGCAAGCTGAGGTCCGAGCGGCTGCTGCTGCCGACCGAACGAGGGCATCCCGTACTGGGCGTAGTGCGCCGCTCCGCCCGCGATTCCGCCCGTCAATCCACCGGTCAACGTGGGCTCGATCGTGCCGTCGAAGAGTGCCGCCAGCCCCGTCTTCGGCTGGCCGTTCTCGTCGAGGATCGGGATGTTGTGGGCCAGCTTGTTAGCGTTCTGCAGAAGCTGCGCCGTGAATTCCTCGGTCGCTTCTTCGCCGAAGGTGTTGAGAACTTCACGAAACGCCTGCTTGAGTGGCTGTTTGAATCCGAGCAGAGCCGCCGCCGCGCCTTTCCCCTGGCCCATGAAGAGCATTTCGGTGAGGGTGTCGGCCGTGGCATTGACGGCGGCGTAGGCGTGCTGCTGGCCCTTGCTCTCAATTCCCGCCTGGCTGGCCTCATGCAATCCCGCGTCGTACGACTGAGCCGCCATCACGGCCAGGTAGCCGCCGGAGCCGAGGGCCCCGCCGATCGAAGCAATCTCGGCCAGCGATTTGACGACGCCCGTCACCATTCGTTCGGCGAACGGCGTGGGGTGCCCGTACTTCTGCTTGTAGCCCTCTTCGCGGGCGGCGAGATAATCGAGGAACACTCCCGAGACGTCGCCGATCGGTTCGATGAGACCGGCCTTTTCCAGTCCGCGGGCGACGACGTTGGTTGCTACGCCGGCCGTCTGGGCGATCCCTGCTCCCGCCTGCTCACCGGCTCGAACGAGCGGGTTGAAAGTGAAGCCCGGCATCTGGGAAGCGCGCCACGCCGCCAGGTCCTGGTCCGACCGCCGCAACTCGCCGAGCATCTGCCCCTGCGTCTGCGTCGTCGGCTGGAACGGCTCCTGGAAGCCCGGCGCGAACTGTTGCTGTGCCAGCCAGTCCGGGACGCGGCCTTGCGCTACGTTGTCAGGGTCGATGCCGAACTGCATCAGAGCCGAATGGGCCTGCTCCAGCGTCGGCATTGCCGACGGTTCCATCGGCTTCGGTGGAGGGGGCGGGGGCGCGAAAGGATCGACCAGAGCGGGATCAATGCCGAACTGCTTGAGCTTGGTGGCGGCTTCGTCCAGCGAGGGCAGTCCGGTCTGTTCCGGGTGCCAGAAATCCTGCTGCGGATTAGCGTTCGTCCTCGGCTGGAACGTCCACGGGAGATAATCCAGCAGGCTCATGCGGCCCTACCTTTTTCGAGGAGAATTTTGGCCCGGTAGTACATCGCCCACTGGAGCGGAGTCCACTTATTCAAGGGAAGCTGCTGAAGCTGCTGGATCGTCTGGCCGGCGACTTCGGGCGTGGCGATTCTTTCGATCATCTGCTGCGGAGTCGGTTGCTGGGGTTGTCCTCCGGCTTGCTGCGGCGGTTGTGCTGGTTGTGGTGCTCCACCCTGTTGAGGCGGCAGTCCACCCATCACCCGGGCTTCATCATTCGCGCCTGCCGAATCCCGAGCGGCCTCCTCCTTGGCTCCCGCGTATTCCGCTTCGAGGGCTGCTCGCTGTTGTGCAATCCAGTTCGGATCGCTATGGAGCATCGGGGCATTCGGATTGTTCGTCCTCGTCGCGTTGTCGTAGTCGGCTACTTTTTGCTGCTGGATAAGACTGTCGAGTTCTTTGCGGATCGCCAGACGCCGCTTGATGGCAGAAGCCTCCACTCGATCCTTGTACTTTTGATGCGCTTCGGCCGTAGTGAGCGGCACGAGATTGCCCTCGAAATCGACTTCCGGTTGCTCGCCGGCGCCCTTCGGCAGACCGCGGATACCTTCCAGCCCCCATTCGCCATTCTTCCCTTGACTGGGATAGACCGGATAAGTACCGGGCTTCGGGTCTTTCGAGAAGCCGCCGGTTTGGGGATCGTAGTAAACGCATCTCTTCTGGATCTGCTCCAGTGTCGGTGGTTCCGGTGGTTGATCGGGAGTCATGGCGTTAAGCTGCGCCACCGCCTGCCGCAGGTCGGGCAGAACCGTGCCACGAGTCGCCGTCCCGTTCGCCACCGAATCCTGATAGTTCTGGATGTCGGATTTGAGCTTGGCGATGCGCTGCTGGGCCGTGGGGCTGAATGAATACCCGGACTGCTGCGCCTTCTGCTGGTTCTGAGTGAATTGCGCCAGCGGATTCTGGAACAATTGCTCCATCTGCGCTTCTTGTTTGAGCCGATCGTTGTACGCGGCCATCTCCTGCTGGTTGGCGAGCGCGATCTGTCCCTGGGCAGACTGCAAGCGCATCGCTTCGCCCATGTCCTGCGTACTCTGCTCCTGATGGATCTGGCCCTGTAAGAGCGCGAGGTCCCGCTGATTCTGTCCCGCCAGAGCGTAGTGGTACGCCTGCTGCTGGGACTCGATGGCAGCCTGGTAGGGCATTTTCTGGAGTTCGTAGAACTGCTGCTCCTGCCGCTGCTGGTTCTGATTGGCCATCTGCGCGAAGGCCATCATCCGGTCCTGATTCATCTGCTGCTGGCGCATCGCCATGTCGTTATACATCTGCGCCTGCTGCATCCGGACGCCGGTGAGCCACTTGGCGTACTCGCCCTGTCCTCCCAGGAGGGCCATTCCGCCGACCGCTGCGGCCGGAGGCGCGTAGTTGATGGTGATGGGCATGTTAGATGTTCATCCACGGAGTCATGCGGGCAGGAGTCGCCTGTGCCGCCGGTTGTGCTGCCGGCTGTGCGGCTCCCATTCTCAGACCGGCGGTCGGCTGTCCGGCCGCGGCCATCTGGTACAGGTAATTATTGAAGGCGTTCATGTTGTTGGTCTGCTGCGGCGTCATTCCCGGCGTTGCGGTCTGGAATGGCTGCTGCATTTTGTTCAGGGTGCTCTGTTCGCCCTGGAGCATTCCGACGTCGCGGATCTGTCCGTAATTCATTCCCTTGAGCCCGGCGTCGATGATCGGACCACTTTGCTGTCCCTGCATCATCATCGCCTGCTGGGGCGACATATTCTGAACTGCCGCCACCTGGGCCGGACTCATGCCGCTGGCTTTCACCAGCCAGTCCTGCCCGTACGGCTGGCTACCGCCTTGGGAAAAAGGGCTCGCCTGACCGGCTGCACCTCCTTGTCCGGGACCAACCTGATTCATGAGACTCGGGGCGAAACCTCCCACCGCTCCGCCGCCTGTCCCGGCCGGGGCGCCGGTCATGCCGGCCGGCATCCGTCCCATCTGGGCCCCCATGAGTCCCGGAAATTGTGAGAGGTTGCTGCCAGCGGGCATTTGTCCCGTCTGCGGCGGTGGCGCTGCTGCACCGCCCCCCGCTCCCTGGAACATCGCCATGCCACCTTGCGGCTGCATCTGAAGCGGGTTACCCGGAGTGCGGCCCGCCAGTGGCGAGCCCGCCGTGTTGCCACCCATTCCAGGATACTGCGGCATCCCGCCCCCGCCTGCCGCCGGGCGAGTGAGATTCGGGTTATAGGTCGAGCCCGGCACGCGCTGCGCAAACCTTTGGTCGTTCGTGGAATAGCCACCGGTCGGATTGCGGTAGGCGAAGGCCAGGCCGCCCGTTCCGAAATTCTGGATCGGCGGTTGCTGCGCGCCGCCGCCCGGCATCCCGCCCGGCATCCCGCCCGGCATCCCGCCCGGCATCCCGCCCGGCATCGCCGCACCTTGTCGCTGCATGGCCGCACCAACAAGACCTGGATACATCGAGAGCATGGACATGACTCACTCCTTTCAGGCTGCGGCGTACATATTGTAGGGCTGAGAACTGGCTTGCCGTTGGATGGGCTGGCGCTGGGCTTGCAGCGCCTGCATGTATTGGGTGTAACCCGGCGGCTGTGACAATCCCGTCGATGTGGTCGGCTGCTGACCAAAGGGATTTGACAACGTCGCGCCGGGAAGCGCACCCACCGGATTCTGTGACGGGAAATTCGGCATGTTGGCGAAACCGTTCTGACCGTAGCCCGTCCCTGCGGCGCCCGCGGCCATCATGAGTTGCGCGAGCGTGTTGTAATCCGGCCCCTGTTGATTTACCGATTGCATAAAATTCAACTGGTTTTGACCCAAGCCGGTCTGCTGCTGCTGGGCTTCGTTGCCGAACTGGAGGGCTTGTCCCTGCAGATCGGCGAGACCACCAGCCGCCTGCTGGCCAAACTGGAGCGCGGGCATTCCGAACTGGGCCAGCGTCTGGTTCGTCTGTCCAGCCACGTTCTGCGCGAGGTTCGTCAGAGCCCTTTGCTTGTCGAGGTTGATGCCACGGTTCACCGCATCGGTGACCGTGGTATTGGTGAGACCACGATTCATCAGACTCTGCTGCGCGTCGGCCTGATTGCGGGAGAACGCTTCGTTGAGATCAGTCGCTTCGGTGCGGCCGAGCAGATCGAGGTTCCCGAGCGCTGCGCCGAGCATCGAGCCGTAACCCTGCCCGATATTCGACATCGCCGATCCGAAATCATTCGTGCGCTGGCCGTAGAGACCAGCCAGCCCGGCGTTCGTCTGCGCCAGATTGCCTCCCAACGTGCCGTAGCCTTGCATGATGTTGCCGTACATCTGCCGGTTGGCTTCGTTGGCTGCGTTCTGCGCGTCCTGGAACGACTTGACGGCCGAACCGAGGAAGTTTCCGGCACCAGCGCCGCCCGGCGGCGGTGCGGTCGTCGATCCCGGCGGAATCATTCCACCCATTCCGCCACCACCCATCCCGCTGCCGTAGCCATAGTTGGCTGGGTCTTGCGGAGCCATGTTCCGCTGCGCGATCTGGTTGAAATAATCGGACGCCTGATTGGCTGCCTGCTGCTGTCGCCACGCCTCTGCGTACGGATCATTCGTGCCGCCAGGGCGCACGCCACCACCACCACTCGTACCACCAAGGGGGGTGCTTCCTGGTGGCTGATATCCGGGAGGAGGCGTGAAGCCACCACTGCTGGGATCGTAACCCCAGCCACCGCTCCCAAAGGGACCGGTGTAGGTGCCGTCAGGATTGCGCGTCCAGCCGCTGCTGGGTCCGGGGCCGCGCGGCGCGGCTTCACCAGATCCGGTCCCCGGTTCCTCTGGCGCTCCAGGGATGCCTGATCCCGGATTCGCCTCGGGATCATTTCCCGCGGGCGGTATGGGCGTGCCTGTGAGCGGGTCAGTTGTCGAGCCTGGCGGAACGTCTGGCGGCAGTCCGCTGGGGCCGGTGACTGGCGGAAGCGGAGTCTGCCCGGTGTAACCACCCGGCGGATAGGGCGGAAGGGGTCCGGGATAACCGCCGGGCGGAGTGCTGCCTGGATAACCGCCGGGCGGAGTGCCGGGAGGCGGCGGTGTCGTCGATGTTGGAGGCGCACCAGGGGGCGCGCCGGCGGGCCCCGACGATGGTGGAGGAATCGCGCCCGGAGGCGCGCCAGATGGCGCGCCAGGTAGCGCCCCAGGAGGCGCGCCGCTTCCAGTGGCGGGCCCCGACGACGGCGGCGGAATTGCGCCCGGTGGCGCGCCGCTTCCCGGTTGTGTCGCGGTCCCAGGCGGAGCCATCGGCGGCGGAATCGCGCCCGGAGGGGCACCCGGAGGGACAGGACCGTTCGGTCCCATTGTCCAACCGTTTTGCATCATCCATTGCAAGTAAAACGGATTGGCCGGCGTGGCTCCCATCGTGTAGAGAGCCGGGTTGAGCAGTGACATGACGCCCTCCCTCACTCATCCTCAAACAACCAGAAGGGCGCTTCCGTCACGCTCGTTCCGCCTCCGCCTCCGGCTCCGTTGATCGTCAGAACTGCCCGGCCTGCTTGCCCGGTCCCGTCTTCTCCCACCCAATACTGTCCGGGTGCCGTGACCGGCTCGATAAAAAGTTGCAGCGCGGCTCCCGACACCCAGGCCGGCAGATTGATGATTTCCTGAATGATGTTCGAGATGTCCGGGCTGTCCACCGGCAAGCTCGCATTGCAGAGCGGGTTCCAGGCTTTCGAGTGGGTCGTCCTGATCCGGTTACTGCCATCAATCGAATCGGTGACGGGTGGCGGATTGACGGCATGTTCTCCCCAGATCCGGAAATTTCTCAGTCCACCTTGACCATTCGGCGGCGGCGAGACGGTCATTGTCAGAATCGCCGAGTTGACCGTTTCGCCCATCACCAGCGTGATGTTCGTAAAGCGCAAAAAGGCGACGTACATGCCAGCGCTGCCGACATTGATGATGTAGGGCAAATTGCGGTTCCAACTCCCCGCGCCAGCGACGTGCGGCACATACCACCCGTCATCGGGCATCGAAGCTATTCGGAAAGCTGGCATCAGAGATTCTGGCCGATGATAAAACCGTCGTAAGTACCGACACCGATCGTCACGAATCCGAACCAGTCCACCGCGCCACCCGTTGGCGTGAGGACTGGAATAATCCCGTTCATCCACCGAATCCCGCCCCACCACGTCACCGTCCGGCCGCCGGTCGGGTCCTGAACCAGCCGGATGCGGAAGCGCTCGTTGCGCGCCACGTTTTCATTCGTCACTGTCAGAATGCGGTTGCCTCCCAGTGTGACCTGGTGAATCGACGAGTTGTCCATGTCGAACACAATCACCGGCGCGTCAGCGTCGATGTAGATGGGATCTTGACCACCGCCGCCACCTCCACCGCCCCCGCCCCCGCCGCCACCCTCATTCACGACATCGCCCGTCGTGTTGTTGCTGGCGAAGACCACCCGATTGACCGTGCGCCTTGCCGCGGCGCCGGTCGTCGGTCGGCCGAGGTGACCCTGTGTTGCAGGAACTTCCTGGCTCATAACTGCCTTGCTCCGGGCAGCCCCATGCCGGCGAGAACGGCATAGAGGGCTTCGAACTGCCAAGTCTCATCGAACTTCGAATTCGAGAGCTTGATGAAGAGGGCTTGCCCAGTGGTCCCAGGGCGAATGGCTTCACTGCGTCCTGCGCCGATCGTGCGCGTGAAGCGTGGGGTGGCCGCATTATAAGCATGTTCTGCGGAATGTCCCGTAAAAATTTCCAGCTTCACCTTGTCGGATTGCTCACCCAGAACGGAAATCAGTTCCGTAATCCGGGCTTTAGCCCCCTGCATCTGAATCGGACCAATTTTGAGATGGCTCTCGATCGCCGTGCCGTCGTCCTGTTTGCTGTGCCAGTCGAGGAACTGAATCGCCCCGTCGTAGCGCCCCAGCAGGAGAACCCGATCGTCCACCGCATCGCCGTCCATCAGGTGAGTGGCGGTGCAGTTGTGATCCGGGTTGCCGAACGTATCGGGCCAGAAGGCTTTGTTCTGAGTGTCGAAACACCAGTTGGTGGTGGGCCCGCCGGCGATCGGCGTGATGTAGAACATGACGGCCTGCAGGGAATCATCCCACCCGAGGCGAACGATGTTCTCGGCGAAGTCGATGCGCATCAGTTGGTCGTCAACGCGCAGAGCGGAGACCCGCTCCGGCTGGGCCGGCTGCCCAGGCGTTGGCCGAAAGACGTAGAGCCCGCCGCGGCTGCCGACAAACCAGACATTGCCCAGATTGTCCTTACACCACGAATCACCGAAGGCCATCCCCACCGTGTCGGAGATCCGGTCGATCTGACCGCCGGCCATCGGATCGCCCGTCAACTGCCAGAGCGAGTGATCGCCACCGATCGCCAGAACGTCATCCGAGTAAGAGACCAGCGTGTTGATGATGTCGGGAACGAGCCCCGCTTCACAATTGTTTCCGGCGACCGCCTGGCTGGCGGTGGTGAAGGCCGGCGAATAGTCGTAGTCGAGTGGTACGAATTGGCGCGACATGAACCAGTTTTGCGGATCGCCCAGGAGACCACTCCAGACCAGCCGGCCCCGCCAGGAGGTGATGAGGCGTGGAGCGTAGCCGTTCGAGTCGATCGGCAGGGCGCCGAACGTAGCCACCATCGTAACGACGGTGTTCGTGGCCGGGTCGTAGTATTTCCAGTTGAGCCCGTCGGCGTAATAGATTTTGCTGAGGAGAACCGTCGAGGAAATGAACGGTGTCGTCGTGCTGAGGGCGGCGGCGCCGTTGGTGACCGCCCCATAAACCCCACCGCGGCTGGCCGTCTTGACCGTGCCGCCAGCGACGGCGACCAGGGTATTCGTCCGGACGGATGGACCGCCCGTGCTGTAGGAGGTCGCCGACCGGATGACGTGATTGATGTTCTGGATCGGGGCCGATCCGTTGAGCGTGCCGGCCAGGTACCGGGTGTGTCCGCCGCGCTGTCCGCCACGATCGGCGTTGAAGATCGGGTCCATCGACCGCACGTTGAGCGCATCGTAGATCGTTCCATTCGCCTGGTGGGTAAATCCATCCTGCGTGTTGACGCCCCCCCTGGGGAACGGCAGCTCGTGGTATAATTGGCCTTTCGCCATCGCTCAAAATCCCGGCCTCGCCCGTTGGAGAGTGATTCGCCCGACACCCCCAGAAAAGTCGGGCGAGGCCGTTTGTCCTTTCAGATGATTCGTGTCCGGGCGCGCCGCCCCTTCCTGGCGGGCTGCCTCTCTCGGTGTTCACAGCGCACGCTGAAATCCGCCAGCACGCGCATTTCGGGAGCGTTGAGCGCCATCTCGATGTAGTAGTTGGCGTCGTACCAGTTGGTGTTGGCCCGGTGATGAAAGGGAAACCGCCGTAGCATCGACCGGCGGTGGATGACGCAGCCGAAGCCGTTCCCGCGCACACCGACGACTCCCGTCTTTGAGCCGTCGTCGGGCAACATCAATCCCATGTCGTCCCAGGTGACGAGCTTGTTCTCTTCGAAGCGGTGGCGATAAATCCCCGCCACGCTGGCGACATCGGCGTTGAAATGCTGCATCAGGCGCCGGCCCGCATCCAGCGGGGGGAGAATGTCGTCTTCAATCACCCAGACGTATTCCGTCGTCGCTTCGGTGGCCATGCGGTTGTAGATCCGGGGCATGGCCGAATCGACGACCTGGGCAACGAATGAATTGCGGCGGTTGCGGTCGGCGAAGGAACCGGGTTTGGAGAGCTTCGTCTCCATGTAGCGCACGTCGCCGTACTCACACTCCATCGCCCAGCGCCGCAGCATCCTGCCGAAGCGGGGATTGTCGCTGGTGTCACACAGCATCAGCCGTGTCTGGGAATGCGGCCATTTCTGCCGCTCCAGGAACTCCCGCATTTTGGGCCACGCCCAGAACCGCCCGGCAAAGGGGATAAACAGCGTCAGCGACTCGTTCGCCAACGCTGCTTCAACAAAGTACGTCCAGTTCTCCTGGCGGACGCGCGTGAGCCAGTTTGCGCCGTGATTGCGCCGCAGGAGAGGCGCCTCATGTTTGGCGAACCGGAAACCCTTGCGGGCGATGGCGCGCCAGAGTGCCCAATCCTGAAGCATCGGCCAAGGCAGCCGGACATGGGCGTCAAAAGCGCCGCTGACCTCGATGGCATCCCGCCGGACCAGGCTGGCGCTATGGCAGAAGTTCTGCCTCTCGATCGACTGCATGTCGGCCGGCAGGTTGTAGACGACCAGTTCGTTCTTGTCGCCAAAGTTTTGAATGCTGCTGAAGGCGACGGCGACGGTCGTGTCAGCGAAGCACATGACGCCGCTCTCAAGGTAATTGCGGGGCATCACGTCGTCGGCGTCCAGAAAACAGACCACCGGCGCGTGGGTGATCTGAAAACCTGCCCGCTGCGCACAGAGGACATTGCCGGCCTCGATCCGGACGTAGCGGACGGTAGGAAACTGCCGCGCGACCTCGGCCGTGTTGTCGGTCGAAGCGTCATCGACGACGACGATCTCCGCCGCCGGGCGGGACTGCCGCAGAACGCTCTCGATCGCCTCCTGAAGGAAACGGCCATAGTTGTGGCAGGGGATGATCACGGCGATCGCGGGCTCCGGCCCTGGCAATCTCACCCGGCCGGTCTTCCGCAGGTGTTTCTGAATGGCCACCGCCAGAGGCACGCCGTTCACCCGGAAAGCGGGTTTCGGAATGAATGAGCCGATGAATCGAGGGGCCATGTCAAATCTGATCGAGAGCGGTCATCGACCCTTGCAGGAGGGTGATGACGCTGTTGTTGGTGAGCGTGCCGATCACGCTGAAGTGATAATTCCGTTTGACGAACTTGGGCGTCTGGGCGGCAGTCAACTGGAGCCGCAACTCCTGCCCCGGCCCGGTCGGGGTGAGGATCGACATCGGCAGCCGGCCGATTTCGTCGGAGCCGTTCTGGAACTGGAAGATGACGCTGGCCCCGGTGAGATCCGGCCAACTCCCATCGCTGTTGAGGAACAGCAGCGCCCGTCCGTCCGCGGCCAGGTAGGAATCGCCGCGCAGGATCGTCACTTCGCCGGTGAGCGGATTGACCGGGCCGACGAAAGCCACATTGGCCGACGACATCGACGCGCGGGTGCTGACCGGGACGTCGAGGTTCGTGCCGACGATGTATCCGGCGGTGCCGGCGCCATAACCGTTGGGGAGGATCGTGCTCCAGGGATCGCCGGCACTCCCAGCGGCTTGCAGCGCCTTACCGGTCGAGCCGGTCGTCAGGTGACCGGAGAGCATTTCATCCCAGACCGCATCGGCGATATCGGCGGCCGTCGCGCCGCCCCCACCCGAGAGCGTCAAATGTGTCGTCGTGGCGTTGAGATCGACGCCGGTCCCGGTATGGACATAGGTCATGCCGTTGCCGTTCGTCGAGAGCGCTGCGGCATAAATCCCGTCGCCCGTAACGCCGGTTCCGCTGACAGCGTGGAGGCCGTCCCCGATTCCAGCGCCGTCAAGTTCCATCCCGTGCCCATTGACGAGCCCTTGCCCCAAGATGCCGGCAAGCTGTCCCGACGCCTTGAAACCAACTCCGTTCATTACGTTCGCCTGACAAAGAATGCCCCAGCCAGTTCCCGTACTAAGATTGAGAAATTGCGCTCCGGCAGAATTTGGTGCGGCTGTAGCACAAGACAATCCACATCCACCGGTAGACGAACTGGTACACTGGAATCCATGACCTGTGGTGTTGCTAAAGGTCACGCCGGCAGTGACTGACATCGCTCCCGAATTGACGCCATCTATGAACAAGCCACCTGCCGTCCCTGGCACATTGCCGCTGGTGAACAGGCTCTTTCCGATCGAGCCAGCCACGGTGAAGTCCCCGGCCGTTGTGTCTTGCCAGACGGCTGTGGCAATTGCCGCCGCAGTCGGGCCGCCGCCGCCACCCGTCGGAGCATTCGCCAGGGCCGCAGCGGTGTAGACGCTGGTGTTGGCAGTGAAGGCGTTGTAGAGCGACTTGCCGACGCTGTTGGCGACCGTGAAATCGCCAGCCGTGGAGTCTTGCCACACAGCCGTCGCCACCTGGGCGGCGGTCGGCGGGGTGACCGTGAGCGTGTAACCCGTCTTGTCGTTGTTCGTCGTCACCGTGACGCCGCTGCTGACACTGGTGACCGATCCCATGTTGGAGCCGACGATGGCGTGACCGCTCGCGGCGCCGGGGGCGATGTTGTTGATATACAGTGCCTTCCCGATACTGCTGGCGACGGTGAAGTCGCCGGCCGTGCTGTCCTGCCAGACCGCCGTGGCAATCGCCGCTGTCGTCGGGGGAGCCGTACTGTTCGGCATTCCGCCGACCCCCACGCTGTTCCAGTCGATGACATCACATTTGACGAGCGCCGCTCCGGCCGTGCCCGTGAAGTTGGTCGGCTGCGTCGTCCCCATATTGGCGTTGATTACGGAGACGCTCGTCGTGGCGATGGCGTTGATCCGCTTCACGTCCACATCGAGGAGGGAATTGGCATCGAG